CAGCAAGGTATTGTTCCGCTTTAATCTTAGGGAGATTACCAACGTCAACATAGAATACGCGACGTTCTGGTGCTCTCGAAATTCTGTAGATTACTGCAGCGTTTTCCATCATGCGCAACTGATTGGCGGGACGGATCGCTTTATGCAGATACGACAATGGGATGTTCTTATCCTGATCACTTAGACCAGAAGGAACATAACAAATCGCATCCCTAGTAACCCTCATTGTTGCAGCAGATCCAGGAGAAGCAGTTTGTGCTTTATCCAGGACAATGCCACGTTCATTATAAACAAAGTATTCTTCGATCTTCTTGATGAACTCAACACCTGATTTTTCATCTTTTTCTTTAAAGATCTCTCGGACTTTTTTAATCTTACGAGGATCGATAAAACGAATATCAGTAATACCTTCTTTTGGTTTTGCGGTATCAATTACTTTATGAAAGTAAATTCTACCATCAATATACCAACGACGATAATAGTCTTGCGCTCTTAGATTAAACTCTAATAGATCTAAAACTGATTCAAACTCTAGTTGAATCTTTTTCTTAATAGAGTCAGATAGTTTGACATTATCAAGATTGATTTCAACTGGACGTTCATCGTCGAGGTTTGAAATAGAATCATTCACGATATCATCAATGGCAGAATCGACATCTGCCATGAAGGCAATGTCGCGATACTTTTTAATAAGTTCTGCCTCGGTGTTGGCGGTTCCGTCTAAGTCAAGGTAGGTGCCAAAATAACCACCTGCCTTTATGACATCGGAACCGCCATCGTCCGTTGGCGGCACAAACGATTTTTCCGTCGGTGCCGCCTTGGATTTTTCAACTTTATAACCAAAAATTTCCATTATTCAATTTTACTTTTCAATATTACGCAAGAGTTTCTTCAGGACGACCACCAGCAAAAGTGGTATAGTGCTGGTACTGGAATGTTACTGTAAACTCTTCAACGACATCGTTCTGACCATACTGAAGAGCAATTTCCGACATGTTAATCGGGAATGCATCTGCAAGTACATAGGTTTGAAGAGGAACATCGTTGCGATCAAGATGCGTCACAGTGATTTCTGTTTGGTAGCTGCTTGGTCTAGTTTCACCTCTGTTGGTGACCAGATTGTTCATGAGATTCATCCATCTTTCGAATGGACGACGAAGTTTAAATTCTGTATCGTTTACAATAGTAATTGTCCATGGATCGAAGACACGCTCACCAGCGAGTTTAACTTCACGACCACGATACTGAAGTAGAGTTGGGTTTACGTTAGACGCAGGAAGTGCAGCACCCGTAACAAGCAAAGATGCCTCACCGATGTTTGCACCAACCAATTGAGGGAAGGTTAGGAGTACGCGGAATTGGTTAGGTCTTGCACCACCAGCCCCAAGTAACCCCTTAAATTGTGAAATATCCATTATTAGATCTCCATTTCTTTCTTATTTATAGGGTTATGCGCCGACTTCTTCAAACGAAATTGAAGTTCTCGTAGCGACGAAATTCAATTTGATGAAGTTAATCGATTTTGCTGGTTTGATAAAGATGTCAGCAACGAATTCGTTACGGTCAATTACTTCGCCAGTGTTATTTGATTCGTCACACACAACACGGAAGTCAAAGATACCACGGCGACCACGAACATCGCGGAGGAATGGTTCTACGATCGACTTGAACTGTGCACGAGTAAAGACATCGTTGAATTCGAACAACTGGAACTTAGCAGCAGTCGAGATTGCCTTCTCAAGAACGATGAACAGACGACGAACATTGATACGATCGAATGCCGATGGTTTAGCAAGAAGTGTCTTGTCACCATAGAGAACAATACCGTTTCCTGCAAGACTTGCAACAGGGTTGATACCATTCTTATACAATTCGTCGCGATTTGTTTGGTTTGGAGACCAAAGAAGTTTAACAACATTCTTAATCGCACCACGATTTAGACCAGCAGGTGAGAACCATGGATCATTGGTATTGTCAGTACGTGCACAAAGACCAGCAATGTCAGCGTTCAAAGGAACGTTTACAAACACGTCATTGTAACGATCGTATTGGCGCTTCCAACCTGAGTCAGCAACAACATACGAACTGAAACGATTTAGATCTTCTTTGAAGTATGTGACGATATCATCTGCTTCATCCCCTGAGTTGTTCTTGACAGCGGCAAGAGGAGGAGAAACAAAGGTAACGCAATCTAAACGACCAAGTGAAAGTGTATCAATTGCATGTTGGCAAACAGCGTCACTGTGTCCGCCAGTAATTACAAGAGAGATATCTACTAGTTCTTTATCTGTAAACAACGAGTAACCATCTTCAAGATCGCCAGTAGCAGGGGCAGCATCAACACCACCTGTGAACGTGCAAGTGTGTTCACCCGCAGTATCGATAGGTTGATATACACCAGCGCTGGCAGCAGCACCCCATGAAAGGTCTTCAGTATCATCCTGAGTTGGGTGTTTACCCCACCAAGCATACTTTGATTGTGTGTTGATTACGTTCTTATAGTAGAGTGTTCCACCGTCATTGCCCTTTGCATCGGATGCAACTGACAAATATGGGAACTTCTCAAGAACTGTTCCTGCAGTTCCTGTGAACATCCCGAGATTATCGACTACGATTACGTGGACTTCATCTTTAGATGCACCCTTAGCAGCAGCATAGGCAGAAGTTCCTGGCGCACCAGAGAAATTCGCTGCATAATCCCATGTGTCGAAACCAGTTGAGTCACAGATTGAAACAATCAGACTGTTACCTTTTGTTCCAGGATACTTTGCAGCAAATTCATATGTTTCAGTACCATCGCTGAAACTATCTTCATAAACGGTTTGGTTTGGAATGAGAACTGCAGTTTGACCGCATCCAACAGCGTTTCTTGCGGTCGAACCGACTGCACGAACGAGTTTGAGGTTGGTAGTATATGCTAGGAAGTTTGCAGCAGAATAGAAGTCTACTGCATTAGTGCTATTTGGTCCACCGAACTTACTTACAAGTTCGTTTTCAGATCCAATAGTAACGATTTCTTGCGCTGGTCCCCATGCGAAGTTGCCAACGAATGCACCAGCAGATGTTGAAACTGCTGGAACTACATTAGTAAGGTCTTGCTCGGTAACTAGGACTCCAGGCGATAACTGAAAAGCCATGTTTTTCTCCTTATGTTAAAATGATCAGTTTCATTTTATCTTTTATTTATAACTCATGTATTTTGTGTTTATCGATACGATGTATCGACTTTCCAATAATCACCCCCAGCAATAAAAACTTCTTCTTCAGTACCACTAATAATAACACCAAAGGGGGTAAGGTCTTCTTCAATTTGTCTCATTTGATTTGCATATAATTTCTCACGAATATCTATGTCTGTCAAATCTTTAAAGTATGTGTTTGTGGTTAACCATCCGAACAGTACTAGGCACATTGCTAAGTCGTCATGATAACCTTCGTCTGCTTGATACGATCCTGCCTTTTCAATAAACGTTGACAACTCGCTGATTGTATCAGCATCAAAAATTTGTAACTTCATTTCTTCTAATAACGACTTAAACGTAAAACAACCTTGTCTTTTGACCTGCTTTGACATCTTGACACCAAAGGTTGTCGTTCTGCCAAATCCAGGAGACAGGTATTGTTTGTTCGCATCTCGAGCAGTGGTAAGAATATTATCATATTCTAAGTCGCTATGTAAAATATCAGCGACTTGCTGCCCAATATCATTAACTTCAATCAATACGTGTGCGGAATTATAATCTCTCGCTACTTTATTTATAATATTAGGAAACAGTAGTGGAGCAATCTTGTTGTCTCGATACTTCGCAACCATCTTATATGGCACTGTAGTAACGTCGATAACCACTGCAGTGGAGTAGTCTCCGCCGATACCTCTGGCAGTGTCGACCGTCATCGTATATGCTCGGTCTGGCATAGGTTCTTCGAAGATATCCAATCCATCTTTAGTATAGACGGGATCGATAGAACTCATATTACCAAGAGTCTTAGCATTAATAAGCGTATTGCTTGATCCGAGGAAGTTACACATAACTTCCTGATTGAATTTCAATTCACCAAGAAGTCTTAGTTGTTCTTCTGCCCATGCATCATCGCGCCCTGGAATTTCAGTGTATGGAATGAACATAGGCACAAAACCATTTGCGCCCTTTTCTGCTTCGTTCCAGAATTTCCAGAAGTGGTTATACCCCAGAGGTGTTGAGGTCAGAAGGATCTTAGTTGTTTGACCCGCAGAAATCGTAGGATAAACTGAAGCGAAGAACTGCTCAGCAACAGTGTTTGGAATAATCGCTGCTTCGTCGATATACAACCAGTTAACAGACTTACCACGAATACCGCTGGTAGTTGTCGCCGAAGTAAATACCTTCGATCCATTTTCTAATTCAATGTCACCCTTGTTCCAAGTTTTTACGCCTTGTTGCATCCACAGTGGTAAGTTCTCATACATGCCTTGGTAACGAGACATAACTTCTCTGGCAGCAGAGGTTTTGTTCGCCATAATAGCGACAGTCTTGGCTTCTTGGAAAAGCGTATACCAGAGGATACATGCAGCGGATGTGATGGTCTTACCTTGCTGACGACCCTCCATAAGAATCGCTTTACGATTGTTCAGAATATGAGCGACTTTTCGCTTCTGGCAATCATAGAGTTTGAATAACTGAAGACCGTGATCGAGAGTAACGATCTGGCAATAGTTCTCAATAAAATAAATGGGATCTTCTTGGCACAACTCGAGTTCTGCCAACTGCTCCATTGTAAAACTATGCTTATGCCCGATCGGTTTTAAATTAATATTACCGTGATACGAGGATTCTTCTTCAGTCATGATCAATTATTTTTGCCTTCTCTGCTTTCAATGCTTTCAAAAGATCCGCAGTTGAACCAGCAAACACAATATTATTCTGGGTTTCAATATTACCCTTTGCTGGTTGCTGTTCGCGCAATTTCTTTTTCCTTGCCTGAAGATCCAATAGATCCTTAGCAGTATCGCCAGTTGTTTTTATCAATTGTCCGACAACTTCATAGGCGCGAGGACTGTCGCTGGCAAGTGCAACGTTTAACATTCCGTCAAGTGCTTGTTGACTTTTGTCGATAAGAGTATTAAGTTTCTGCCTTGCGACTTGATAATCATCCTCAATATCATCACCCGTTGGTATATACGCAACTGGAACTTGAATTGGGGTAGCAGGTGGGATAACTACTGCAGTTGATACTTGCTCAGTCTTAGTCCCAAAAATCTCATCTAGTTTTTCATAGTTATTCGAAGAACTCATCGAATGTCTCCACATAGTCCCACGCACCAATTTCAGGTGTTACGTCGGATGGTGATGTTGTCACTGTATATTTTTGTCCATTGTTGATATCAACTATATCATTTGCATATGTATTTGCAATAGCAGTTCTAATGATACCTTGAAGTTCGACTGGACCGTAAAAATTCAATCCAAGTTTGAAATTCAATGTCCAAATGATAGACTGTCTTTGGGCAAAATCGCCCTCGTATTGATCCTCATAATCGATACCCTCCAGAGTTATTTGCAAATCGCGTTTGATTCCCATCTCTGGAATATCATTAATCGTGACACAAAAATCTGGATTAAAGAATGGCAAGATCTGCTCAATAATTTGCAAACCATCATCTTGGTTCTTTGCAAAAATAAAAAGAGAAATATTCATATCGTATGGAGTGCTGGTAAATTGTGATCGCAATTTATTGGTATCATCGCCTGCACCAACAGCAACGTTTTTGGTAAGTATGTTAATCTTACGGGTCGGATTATAATTGAGTCCAGTGATTTCAAACCCAATTCTTGGTAGTGTAATTGCAGTGCTTGCTGGATCCGTCGTAGGAACCGAGGCAATACGAGCAAGGAATTTTTGTTTGGTGGAATATGCTAATGGAACACGAAGACTCTGTGCAAATTCACCAGCAGAGTTCTTGCGCTGCACAACTAGGTTGTTAAAGATAGTACCAAATGCAATAATCGCTTTGCGAATATGCGAGTGATAGAAAAATTTACCTGCGAACATTTACTTTCTCACTAAAACTTCGCCGAATGGATTGATAGACGTAAAGTCCAGAATTCCATCAGCATATGCAATATTGTCGTAATCTTCATTATTTGCCAGAGGATCAATATCAGTCACCGAGTAACCACCCAAGATTAGCGAATCGCCAGAATTTAATAGTAAATTAAATCCGCTATTCAACAAGAACTGGTATGCATATTGGTCCTGTGACTTATCGTCGATAACATCAATTTCTGGATTGCCAGTAATAAATCTTTCAGAACTATATTCGAAGACTTCACATTTCAGTTTGAATACGTTAATCTTGCCTAGTTGGTAGAACGGATTAAGAAAGTCAACAAACTTGATTTCAAAGAAAGTTTTGGTCTTTGGAAAATATAGAATGTCACCTTCTGACGGTCTTGTTGTCAGTTGTAGATTCTCGGCGTTATTCGCGACTGATTCTTCCCA